GTCGAGGAGTTACATGTTTCATCTAAAGCATGTAATATGACACATGACCAAGTTGTAAGTGAAGTTCGTAAGAATCTTTGTCATGGAACTTTTGTTGAGAACGCATTTCAACAGTCCTGTGATTTACTTGCTCTTGGTGGAAATGTCTTTCTTATGCCCCTTCATCTTTTTAAAAATCGAAAGGACATGAAAGCTCTTATCACCAGGAAAGATCCTACTCAACTCAATTCCACGTTTAGGGCCATTGTTAGCACTAGCTATATGGTTCCTGTACCAGGAAAAGATTTGTGTATTGTATCCATTTCCTCTGGTGGAGTTTTTAAGGACATTCTCCATTTGTTTCCTGAGTCCATAACAGCTTCTGGTTCTGCCACCTTTGTTCATAAAGGCAAAGATGGTGAAGTTGCTGAAGATACTGTTCGTCTTTCGTATGTGAAGGATTCTGAATCCGGCGGACCCGGTTTCAAGTATGATCTTCCCTACAATACGTTCACAGGTTTGTGCATGGGCACAGCTATTGCGCGTTATGCAAGGAATTGCATTGCGTGTGTTCATCTTCGTGGTGTTCCTAATACCCCAAAGGGTAAAGGACTCATCGTTACGAAGAAGGAGTTAGCTGATGTTATTGCCAGTGCTCATAAGAAATGGAAGGGTGCATTTCCCTCTGTTTCCAATGGTACTTTTCCTATTGAACGATACGAAAGACAAGTATTAGTTTCTCAGGATATCCATCCAAATTCTCCAGTCAACTATATGCCAATTGGCAGTAATGTTGAGTTTCTCGGGCAAGGAGGATCACGAGTTACACATACTAAGAGTAAAGTTCGTGTTCTTCCTATTTCTGATACCGTTGCTGATGTAACAGGTGTAGTTCGGGAACATGGAGCTCCCCAATTTCATCGCACACGGATGTGGCAAGCGTCTCTGGCGCATTCTGCTAATCCTAGTGCTGGAATTGAGGGTTCCTTATTGGAGCAAGCTTATGTTGATTATGTTGACCATTTAGTTGACAAATTCAATGAATCCGAATTTAAAACTTGGGTTCGTAGTGAGTTAGCTCCCATGACTGAAATGGAGACTCTTTGTGGCAAGGATGGGAAACGATTTATTGATGCCATGAAGAAAGGCACATCCAAGGGATTTCCTTTATCTGGACCTAAGCGAGAAATGATAGAGCTTTTGGATCCTCTAGATTACCCTGGATTTCAGTGCCCTGCAAAGGCTGATCCAATGATCGTTGCAGAAATGGAACGTATGGAGAAGACTTTGCTTTCTGGAGAGCGTTGCTACTCCATTTTCAAAGCGTGCGTTAAGGATGAACCGACCAAATTAACCAAAGATAAGGTTCGAGTTTTCCAAGCTGCTGATTGGGCTACGCAAATGCTTGTTCGCAAGTATTTCCTACCTATTGCCCGCTTGCTTTCCCTATTTCCCCTAGACTCTGAATGCGCCGTTGGCGTTAATGCTCAGGGTCCAGAGTGGGATCAGCTTGCCCGGTTTATGTGCAAATTTGGTAAAGATCGTATTCTTGCTGGTGATTACAGTAAGTACGATTTACGTATGCCCGCGCAACTGATTAATGCTGCTTTCGCTGCTTTGATTGAAATTGCTGAGAAATGTGGACGTTACTCAGCTGATGATCTTGCGATCATGAAGGGTATTGCAACGGAAATTGCTTACTCTTGTGTTGCCTACAATGGAGACATCATTATCCACAGTGGTTCTAATCCCTCGGGACAGAATCTTACTGTGTACATCAATTGCATTGTTAATTCATTGCAACTTAGATGTGCTTATTTCCATTTGTGGCCAACTAAGTCCACACCTGAACCTTTTCGCCAGAATTGTGCCATAATGACGTATGGTGATGACGTAAAAGGTTCGGTCCGTGAAGGCTATGATTGGTTTAACCACATTTCGTATGCTCAGTTTTTGAAAGAGCGCGATATGGTTTTTACCATGCCTGACAAGGAATCAACGCCTACCAAATACATGAAGGATTCTGATGCTGATTTTTTGAAGCGTCATAATATCTTTAATGAAGATACTGGTATGATTCATGGAGCACTAGATGAGACCTCTATTTTTAAGTCTCTTCATACTGTCCTAGAGTCTAAAGTTGTTTCACTTGAGGACCAAGCTATTTCCAACATTGACGGAGCATTACGTGAGTGGTGGCAACATGGGCGTGAAGTTTATGAACTTCGACGTGCCCAGATGAAGAAAGTTGCCTTCGCACATCAGATGCATGATGCATGTCAAATGTTGAACGAATCGTATGAAGATCGTCTAGTCCATTTTCGCCACCGTTATATAGAGAGTGATGAAGAGGAACCTATTGACGAATCTACGTTTGTTTCTACTGTTGGAAATGAGTGGGATGTTGAAGATTAATCCCCTCATTACGTCCTGGGATGACTTTAAAAGCACCCAACCCCGGAGCTATCCGTGGTTATAAGTTTAAAATAGCCCTGTATATATAGATTACTGCATTTTCCATGTTTTGCATATTTTTACATGTTAGTGAACAGCATTGTACTTGTAGACACTCTACCCTTAGAGTACCGGTTTTTACCGGAGGTTTCGTCGGCCACATAAATATAGCTGCGGTTGGCGCATTGAGCTGTGCTCCTTCACGTATGTACATAAAAAAGCTTACTTCTATGAACAATAATGAAATGAAAGGTTTGGGATCACCTGAACAATCCCACGGAGCCGGCTATTCGGTTTCCAAAACTTCTAAGGAAACGTCTGCTCAGAACGTGCACTTTGTTGACGGAGATACACCATGGAGTTATGATATTGCGCATGAAAGTGATCCCACGACTTCTTTGTCTGGGTTTACTGATGCAGAACTCGGGGACTTTTTGTCCCGTCCATTGAAGATTCAAGAATTTCAGTGGACTCCAGGTGCTCAGTTATATGAAGTATACAATCCGTGGACGGATTTCTTTGGCAATTCCGATGTTAAGGAGAAAATCAATCGTTTTCGTAACTTGCGTTGCAATCTCAAGATGAAAGTTCTTGTGAATGGTAATTCCTTTTACTACGGAAGAGCCTTATTGTCGTACAATCCCTATCTTACTGACGACATGGTCTCTGTGAATCGTGCTTTCTTTGTCCAGGATATTGTCCAAGCGAGTCAAAAACCACACATCCTTTTGGATCCCTGTTCTTCGCAGGGTGGTGAACTTACTTTACCTTTTATCTGGCATGAGAATTATCTCGATATCACTCAGTCCGGTTGGTCTGATGAGATGGGCAGAGTTGTTATTCACGACTTTGATGTACTACAACATGCAAATGGTGGAACGGATCCAATTACCGTTACTGTTTTTGTATGGGCCGAAAATCTCACACTATCAGTTCCTACCACCACGCAAGTTCAATCTGGCAAGACTGACCGTCCTTTGGATGAATTTGGTTTCCCTAAGCCATATGTTGAACAAGCCACGTCTAAAACTAACAAGAGACGGACAAGGCGAATCAACAATACCTCCAATAACGACGAGTTCACAAAAGATGGACTTATCAGCAAACCTGCTTCTGCAATTGCAAAAGCTGCTGATGCTCTATCTATGATTCCTGTGCTGACCCCTTATGCCAAAGCCACTTCGATGGTTGCGACGAAAGCTGGTCAGATTGCTAAAATATTTGGTTATTCCCGCCCTCAGGTTATGGAAGATACTAATACGTATGTCCCTCGTTATATGGGCAATTTGGCAAATTCTGATGCACCGGAAAATCTTGTCAAGCTCTCTCTTGATTCCAAGAATGAGCTTTCGATTGACACTCGAGTCATGGGCTTGGGTGGCCATGATGAACTCACGGTTAACTCAATTGCTCAACGTCCTTCTTTCTGGCGACAGTTCGACTGGCCAGAATCTGCGACTACCGACACTTTGTTGGCAAGTATGCTCGTCTCTCCCGCGTTGGTTCAGACTCTGTCTGCTCCCCCTGTCGAGGAAATTCATATGACGGCATTAGCTTTTGCTACTGCACCTTTTAGTGCGTGGCAAGGTTCCATCAAGTTTAGGTTTAATGTTGTGTGCTCTGAATATCACCGAGGTCGTTTGCGTATTGTATATAATCCCACGACAAACCCCGTCGGTCCTATTCCTTTTAATCAGACTTACTCTACGATCATTGATATTACTGAAGATCGAGATTTTGAGTATGAAGTGAAATGGGCAGATGTTCGAGCTTGGGCGCGCAATTTTGGCCCTTACACATATGCTTCCACATCCACTTTCAGTACAAGTGCTCCTATTCAGGGAGGAACTCTTCGGGACAATGGAACTCTTTCTGTTTATGTAGTGAATGAACTGGCAACCCCCTCTATAGCACCTGCTGATGTAAAGATTCAGGTTTGGGTGAGTGCCGGTGACGACTACGCCGTTTCAGTTCCCACCGTTAAAGGTCTTAATCAAATGTCTGTTTACAAACAGCAAGCTGACATTGCCCCCGGTGAAACTATGGCAGAAACGAATGATGCTTCTAATGCTCCTGATTGTTCTACTCCGATAGAAACATTTGGATCTGATGCTGATATGTTTAAAGAAGATAATCAATATTTGGTTTATCAAGGTGAACGCATTGTCTCTTTTCGTGAGCTGTTGCGGAGGTACCAATACCACAATTCCCTCTGGCCCGTTGAAACTGGGTCAGGCTATCGTATGGTTTCGTTTGATCTGTCCGATTTCCCATTCTATCGTGGATGGGATCCTAACGGCCAAGATTTAGCTGTGCCTAGCGGTGGTGGAACTGCTGATTATTCTTTTTGCACTATGACTTTGCTTAACTGGTTAACTCCAGCTTTCGCGCTTCGTCGTGGTGCTTTGCGACATAAGGCAATATTGGTGGGCGCTTCTCAGGCACATGTCACATCTTCTTTCCATGTTGCGCGTCATGATTTATTGGGTACTCCCAATCAACAGACAGCGCATCCCCTTGATAATCCATTGATTTCGGATAGGAGAAATGAATTGCAAGAGACTTTACGTCCATCACTGGGTGGGACGCATATGGCTCCTACACAACAACAACCGTGCCTCGAGTACGAGACCCCTTTCTACACCTACGGACAGAGATTTGTTCCCGCCAGGGACCTTGATTATTATCAAGGCTTTCATCAAGGCCACGCGCTCTCCATCGAACTAAATGGAGTAGCCACTTCGAGAAACGATCCTGATAAGGTTCGAATCGATAAGTATATCTCTGTTGCCGAAGATTTTCAGCTGGGCATGTATGTCGGTCCTCCGATATTTTATGCATACCCAGATCCTGTTGCAGCGTAGAAGTTACTGTATATATATTTATAAATTACTTGGGTCAATCATAGTCATGTGGACTATAAACACCGTAAGAGGCTTCCCATGGGGGGAAGTCAGGATACTGCTCGGCGGCTGAGCAGGAGTGAAGAAATTTTTCGCGTTTTCTTTTCTTGGACGAGATGTTTTACATCTTACACTGTGCTATTTGTAGCTCAAAGGTTTTATACACTACACCTTCTGTAAGATGTTCGCATCTTCTGAAGGTTTAGAATTTTTTACTTTGAGTCGCAAGTTTCTACAGCGTATGTCCGAAATTGTGTATTTCATACAGTTGGTACTTTTGAGGTTGAAAATTCCTCGCGTGCAACTGAT